TGCGATCGACAAAACGCAGTCCGTCGATACCGTTCAATACTTGTTCATTATCCAATGGTTTGAGTTTCCTAAATGTTTCAAAATCCCCAAATTTAGCAAGAATGGGAGCGGCAAAATCTTTAAGTGCCCACTGAATGGTGTCTGGATATGGGCCTTCTGCAATATCAGAATAACCTTCCATACCCATATACCACGGTTTCCACGTCTCAGGGCCAAATTTGGGTCCACCATAAATATTGGGAGAACCACAATGAGTTTCAACAAGATCGGAAATAACAGATTTTTTCACAGTTGTGTAATAACTAGCAGCCCCTTCGCAGGGGCCATACACGTCTATCGGTATCTCGGGGGGAAAATAGTTAAGAGGGGATTTAGGGTGGATCTGATGGCCGGTGATGACTTTTTTCCCGTATTGTTCTGTTGGCATGGTGCCTGCACTAGTGCCAATTGGTAGTTTAAGCTTAGTCACCAAATCCTCACAACATTTTTCCAATTCAGGAAGAGTGATGACTCCGGAACATCCGCGCTTAGCTCCCGTGACGCCACCTAAATGGAATCCCAAGATCACATTGCATTTGGTATCACTAATAAGGGGAGCCATGCACAAACCAGCAAAGGTTGGCTGATCTAAAGTGTACGTGGCCCCACTAAAAGTGCGGTAACCATTATAAACTTTCTTCGAAACCGACGTGTGTCCACTAAATTGTACAAATCCCCCTTCACATACCCGATACGGCATGACGAAACTGGAGGATCTAGGTTCTTCCAACGGAAAATATTCCGAAATGTCGCTCCAGTCGCCACCATTAGATACATAAACTAACATCATATCTTTAGTTTCCAGATCCACAGAACTGGCGAGGGAACACCTCACTTTAAATTTCCAATGGGGACCTGTTTTAAGACCCCGAATAATTTCCAAATTGAATTCTCCTTTCTGGGATACGTTAGATGGTACATTATGACGGGGAATCAGAAGCATATTCGACTTCACAAATAAACCGTTTGTGAAAGTAGTACGTTGCCCATCTAAATACCGGACATACACGAGATTACGCTGTATTTTCGTCACAGTGTTGAGAATCGTAGTAGTCTTGGCCTTCATAGTGCAAGGTATTGGTGTCATCGTAGTGCGATCCCATTGATTAGGGGCCGCTAATTTGGTGGCCAACTCTTCTTCAGAATCAGGAGACAAGCCTGACTGAACAGATGTTCTATACATATTATATGCCATCCTGAGTGCAGAAATTAGGGTAACTGTGACAGCCGATCCGCCAAACAACCATACCATATTCGATTTTCTCACACGCTCCGTCAAAGACATGAGTGTGCCAGGTACGCGAGTAATCCACGCGCTAAATATGGTATATTCGTCCAGAATACGCTCAACGTCCCTATAAACAATAAATAAAACAACTAAAAGCCAGATGGAAATGGGTAGCCGACACAAGTTAATGGCGACAAAAGAAATAAAAACAGCAATAATGTTGGATTTAATAAATTCGGACCAATATTTGGGATGAAACAAAAAACATATAACCCTTAGTTGGGGATAATCCAACAAGAAACTGCCAAATACACTATAAATCCACAAATTTTGCATGGAAGTGTAATATTCAATTTTCTTAGCCAAAACTACCCCTTGAGGCGAATTGAGAACCCCAGCGCGAGAAGTGGATTCCTCCCCAGATTGTTTCTCAAGTGTCTCTTCAGTGACACACTGACAACATATGGTGGGGTAAGTACACTTAGTGCAAATATTAATACATTCGTGTAATTTATTAGCCATCTTTACTGTACGTTTCTGATTAAGAAAATGCTTTTTTGACATGGTGACTCCGAGTTCTATGAGACCTCTGATGCCTGTACATTTAATATCTGGAGGCAAATCGTCAATGCTCGTCACTGGGGTATTATCAAGTAAATTCACGTAGGAAACGGTGCCGGGTGGAGATACACCATCTGTATCATAAGGAATGGCACGCAACACTGAAAAATCCCAAATGTCAGAGTACATAGCTTCGTCGCCGTTCTTAGTGGCAACGTAGTCTAATACGCGAGCTTGATCTAAAAAATGGGTACCAGGTGTGCAGAATT